TTTTCTACATTATTTAGAAAGGTTGGTAATTATGATGGCAATGTTTTTCGCACAGAGAGTGATTCTCGGCAAGACGAAGTTCGACGAGGTGCCCAAGGCACTCAAGGCCAAGGTGGCGGAGATCCTGCTCGACAGCGGTCTGCCGGAACTGGTACCGTCCGAGTTCGGCGGTACGATGGAGGCTTGATGTGCCGGCGGAAGTAATTACAGCGGCGCTGTCGCTGATGGGAACGCTCGTGGGAACGCTCGGCGGTATTGCGCTGTCGAGCAATCTCACGAATTACCGCATTGAGCAGCTGGAGAAGAAGGTGGAGAAGCACAACAATCTCATCACGCGCACGTATAAGCTCGAACAGGAGTTTGCCGTGATGGATGAGAAAGTGAAAGTGGCAAACCACCGTATTGACGATTTGGAGGATTTAGAACATGAAAGTTAATATTCCGGTACGCTTTCGCAATCCGTGGTTCTGGGTTGGCGTTGTTTCCGTTGCCATTACCGCCATCGGCGTGGATCCGATGACGTTTACCTCGTGGGCGGCGGTGCTGGACGGCATCAAGGCGGTACTGAGTAATCCGGTGCAGCTGTGCACGATGGCGCTTGCTATCCTGTCGGTATTTATTGACCCGACTACGGCAGGCGTGGGAGACAGCAAGACGGCACTCGGCTACGACAGGCCGAACAAGGAGAAGTAAGTATGAATATTCCGTTCTTACAGGCGAATTCGAGCAACTTTTACTCAGGCCGAGGCGGAAACAGCATTAAATACATTGTGATGCATTACACGGCGAACAACGGTGACACTGCAATGAATAATGCACAGTATTTCCATAATAACAGCGTACAGGCGTCGGCGCACTATTTTGTGGACGAGAACAGTGTTGTGCAGAGCGTCCGCGATTCGGACGGTGCGTGGCACTGCGGCGGATCGTTTGAAAGCTCGCACCATCCTCTGCATGGTATCTGTATGAACAGAAATTCTCTGGGCGTGGAAATGTGTAGCGACAAGGTGAACGGTAAGTTTATTTTCACTGCACAGACTGTGGATCGTACGGTCGAGCTTGTAAAAATGCTTATGGCAAAGTACAACATTGACGCAGACCACGTTGTACGCCACTACGACGTAACCGGTAAAGACTGCCCGGAACCGTGGGTGCGTGATGAGAGCCAGTGGAAGTCGTTCAAGGCACGACTGACGGCCAAAGAAACTCCAAAGGAGGAAAAACCTATGACTGATAAAGAGTTTACCGCATATCTCAACCGTTATCAGGCGGAAAAGGCCAACCAGAAGCCGCATCCGTATGCTGCCGAGGCCTGGCAGGCGGCGACAGACGCCGGCATTATGGACGGTACCAAGCCGCAGAGTTCGCTGACGCGCGAACAGCTTGCGGTGATTTTACAGCGTTTAGGTCTGCTCGGAAAGGGCGTGAAGTAAATGGGACTGGGTTCTATGCTGGCGGGCGCTGTTAAGGCGGCAGCTGCAGCGGCAAAGGCAAGCAAGAGCAGCTCCGGCGGATCGTCCTCGGGCAGTTTCTCGGGTTCTTCCGGTTCGAGCGGATCCTCGTCCTCCGGCTCGTCCGGCGCTTCGATGGCGGCAACCGGCAAGGGCGGCTCGTACTCTATCGGCTCGGACAAGGGCAAGAATTTTGTTTCGAGTGCGGCTGCAGGCTCGACCATGACCGGCTCGGACGGCTCGACCTGGAAGAAGAACAGCGACGGCACGACCACCATCAGCAAGGGCGGCCAGACGTTCACTTACGGCGGCGCTTCCGGCACCGGCGGCTCGGGCGGCGGTTCGTCTGGCAGCGGTACTTATACGCCACTCGGCTCACATAACGACCAGACCATTAAGGACACGAGCGTGGAGGATTCCGCCCAGATGGCGGCGATCAAAAAGCGCTATGCGGAAGCACAGGCGCGCGGTGACACTGCGGCTATGAAATCCGCCCATGCGGACGCCGAGGCGCTGCGTGCGCAGTACGGCTATTCCGGCGGCTCGGACGGCTCGGACTACATCGGCAAGGGCTATGTGAGCGGCAATGTACTGGGCAAGCAGATGAGCAATCAGCTCAATAGCGGCTTTGACGCCTACAAGAAGTACATGGAGGACGCTGCGGCACAGCAGCAGGCGGCACTCAAGGCCAAGGTGGACAGCGCGGTTGCCAGTCTGAACGGTCAGAAATACGACGTGATGAAGCAGACCGAGGCCAACAACGCCGCTGCGGAAAAGGCGTATATGCAGAGCATTAAGCCCGGCGGCTCGAACGCGGAAAACCTTGCGGCAAATGGTTTGCTGACAAGCGGACTTACCGAATCCAGCCAGATCAGCGCAGGCAACGCCTACCAGAACGCACTGAACAGCAACGCCACCACGCAGACCGAGACGCTCGCCAAGATCGAGCAGGCTATTACACAGGCGCAGCTTACCGGCGATATTGAGGCGGCAAACGCGCTTGCCAATCTCTATAAGGAGATTGCCGCCAAGCGCTACGAGAATACGCAGAACATCGTTTCGGCAAACCAGTGGGGACAGCAGTTTGGTCTTTCTCAGGCTGAGCAGACTGGCACGTACAATGGTCAGGCGACGCTCGCGGCACAGCAGCTTGAAATGCAGAAGCGTCAGCTGCAGGAGGACATTGAGAACGGCAAGGTTGACCGTCAGACGGCGCTTAAGCAGATTGAGTATATCAATGCGCAGATTGCGTACATGCAGGCTCAGACTACCGGTCAGAACCTTTCCAACAAGTATTCTCAGTGGCAGCTTAACCAGCTTTAACTACGCCAGAAGGCGGCGATTTTCGCCGCCTTCTCTCTTTAGGAGGTTCATATGAGTTTTTACAGCGATTACGAGAAGAAGAAAAACAAGAACAAAACGTCCGCGCTGCTGAAGGTGCCGCAGGTTGTTCCGCAGAAGCCGGCACATCAGGACAACAGCCGCCGTGCAACGGCGGCGCGCAGCGGAGAACAGCAGCGCGTGCAGGCGCACCAGAATGCACATCGGCCTGCAAGCACTTATCTGACCGGCGGCGGCACAACAAGAAGTCAGCCGTATGCGGCTTCTCAGCAGCGGAACACGGTTTTTCAGCAGCGCGGGAACACGCGGCAGAGCCTTTCCGGTACAGGCAGCCGGAGCACGCAGCAGAACAATGTGCGGCAGCCCGCAAGCACCTATCTGACCGGCGGCAGCGTGACAAGAAGTCAGCCGTATGCGGCAAGTCAGCAGGATCAGCTTTTTTCGGCAAGAAAGGCGGCAGAGCAGCGGCGCAATCCGCGGCAGAACGTATCTACTGCGAACAAGAGCAGCGGCGTCGGCAACCCGACGCTGACGCAGTTGCTCAAAAACTCTATGGAGTGGCACAAAACCAGTGACCCGGACAAGAGGGCACAGCTGCACGCGCAGAACGATGCCTTGCGGCGCAAGCTGGGTTATGAGTACAACCCGCAGACCGGCGCCTCTTTTGATAAGTACGGCCACGAAATGACCGCCGGTGTGCGCATGGCCTACGGCAGCACGCCGACCGAACGGCTGAATCAGGCAACACAGTTGCTGCATACTTCCGGCGTGATGGGTAAGACAGACAAGGCAACTGTCTACCCGACCGCCATGCAGGCGGCGCAGGGACTGGATGAGGACTATTTCAGCGGCCAGACAGGCTATAATGCACACAAGACGATGCATGACCTGTTTAACCGCTCGGATGAGACGTGGAGCAGCGAGGACACGCAGAGCCGCGACAGGGCACGTCAGGAGCTTACCGATGAGATGGGCCGCATTATGAAGCGGTACGGCCTTACCTATCAGCCGCGCGACAACGCGAACGATATCATGAACCGGCTGAAAGCCGCCGGTGCGGACGAGCAGACGCTTGCGTATGTGCAGGAAAACATTGACCTGCGGCACGCGGCGGACCGTCTCGGCAACAGCCTGGAGGCAGTCGGCAAGCGGTGGATCGCTTCGCTGCCGTCCCTCGTGGATACCTCGCGGCAGGTAAGCGCGAACATGGAAGAAAGCCGCCAGAGTGAGGAATACCGCCAGCTTGAGGAGCAGGAGCAGACACTTGAACTCACCCTGCAGGGCATGAACAGCACGGCGGCAGACGGCTCGGTTCCGGCAGATTATCAGGCTGTTTACGATCAACTGCAGGAGGTTAAAAAACGCAAGAACGAGCTGACCGTAAACAAGGGCGTAGACCCCAACAAATGGTCACAGCGTATGCTGCGCGAGGCAGCCGAGGCACAGGCAAACGCCGAGGCCGGTTTAGCGCCTGCGCCGCGCTGGCTGACCGAACAGGGCATTTCCCTTGCGGGCAATGCGCCGTTGATGGCGGCAAGTGCGATTCCGGTCGTGGGTCCGGCGGTCGGCTCGATCATGATGGGCGGCCAGGCTGCAGGCCAGCGCTCGTTTGAACTGAATGAGCAGGGCAAGGGTGCGCGGGAGTCGCTGACGCGAGGGTTGACCTCGGGTGCGATTGAGGCGGCAACCGAAAGACTGCCGCTCGGTCAGATGAGCAAGATTTTGCACTCCGGCGGCGTGAATGCCGTAAAAAATATCCTCATCCAGATGGGTGAGGAGGCGACAGAGGAAAGCGCAAGCTATTTCATGAACTATGTTGCGGATCTGGCGGCAAACGATCCGGACGCAAAGTTCTCTCTTGCGGAGCTGACCCAGAGCGCCGCAGGCGGCGCGTTCGGCGGCTTAGTGTTTGGTACGGCGGGTGCGGTCGGTTCGAGAGCGGCAACAGATACGGAGCGTATGAATGCTGCTGATGCATACGATTACAATCAGGTGCAGCAGCTTGTACAGCTCGACAGCGAGCTGCAGGCGGCGCGTAAGCTGCCGGAAGGACCGATCAGAGAACGTGCGGTGCAGACCGCGCAGAACAAGATGGTAAACGCGCTGACCGATATGCAGCGGCAGAATGCGGCACGGAGTGCTGAGCTGACTGCGAATTATGACGCGGATCTGCAGAATCATCTTGATCTGCAGGAAAAGGCCGAGACAGCACAGTACCTGCAGGAGCAGGAAAACAGAGCGCTCAATCAGCGTGCGGCGGTACAGGCGATGCAGCAGATGGATACTCAGACGCAGAATAATTTTATCGACCTGCAGGACCGGCTGAACAATGCTTGGACGGAACTGCAGGAGCTCGATCAGGGAGACGGGCGGCTCTCGGTGGCCGAAATGCAGCGCCGTAATCAACTGATGGACGAAATCCGTCAGTTGAACGCACAGCTGAATGAGCAGGGAGTGAAGACCGGCGCTGTTATGCCGGAAATCCAGCAGAATGACATGATCCGCACGGCAGACCGCGGAAACATGGGCGAGGTGCTGAACCAGAATCCGGACGGCAGTTACAATGCGTTTTTCCGAAACAACGAGACCGGCGAGGAAGGTATTCACCGCGTCGAAGCCGAGAACGCACAGCGGATCGCAGAACCGGGCACCTATGAGGTGGCTACGGAACAGCAGCGTGCGGCCGCCGCTGAGGAAGCGCTGAATCCGTCACTGGACGACTCAGAATATCGGTTTGGGCAGAACCAGAAGGAGCAGGCGAAGCCGCTCGGCAACTATGAGATGTACGGCAAGAGCAGGGAACAGGCGATGCGGGAGCTGCAGAACAAGCTGACGGAAAAGCGCTCGTTCCTACATGACGATGATTACAAACAGGTGCGCGCGGTACAGTCCGCCGAGCTGCGCGAGACGTGGGAGCAGGCGCGACCGGTACACGAGCAGATCGAGAAGTTCCAGAAGAACCACCCGCTTTCCGCCAAGGATGAGCAGCTGCTGCAGGCCGCTATGGTGAACGGCGCAACAAACACGTTCAGCCAGTGCGACGATCCGGCAGCCGTCATGCACCGGTATCAGCTGCAGCAAGAATTGAACCGCCGGATGCAGCCAATCAAGGACTATCAGCGGACGCGCGGTGAGACCATGGCGCTGAATGCCGAGGAAATGGCGGACACCATTGCGGAGTTTGCCAAGGATAAGAAGATTCCCGGTGCGTACAGCCGTGAGACGATGGAGCGCAACAGCTACGACATTTTCGGAAAGAACAACCGCGACAAGGCCGAACAGCTGAATGACGAGTATTTTGCGCCCGTCCACAAGGCGGTTGCAGACCGCACGAACTATGTGAACACCATGCGTCAGCAGGTGGCAGACCTGCACCTGAGCAAGCACGAATCCGCACTGGTGCAGATGGCGCTTGAGGGACGGAATGACGTTGCTGCCGAGTACATCAAGAACAACAAGATCAAGGTGACAAGCAAGCTGCAGAAGAATGTGGCGGACGGCGTGGCAACGTTTCAGGCGATTTACAAGGAACTGTATGACTCACTCAACGAAACGCTGCTCTCCAACGGCATGAAGCCGGTACGAGCCCGCAAGAACTATGCACCGCATTTTGTGAAGGACAAGCCGGACACGCTGCTTTCGCGTATTCGCTACAGCTTTGGCTGGGGCAAGGACAGTTCGGTAAATATCGGCACTGACCTTGCGGGCATTACAGATGATTTTTCACCCGGAAAGAAGTGGTTCGGCAACCTGCTGCAGCGTGAAGGTGAACTCACCGATTATGACGCGGTGGCGGGCTTTGACCGGTACATTGAGACTGCTGGTGACATTATCTTTCTGACGGACAGCGTGCAGCAGCTGCGCTCGCTTGAGGACGCGCTGCGGTACCGGCTTTCGGACGAGGGCACGCGCGAGATGGTAAACCAGATCCGCAACGACCGCAATCTGAATGCACTGGAACGGCACCAGAAGATTGATGAGGCGTACAACCCCAATCAGGACAATATCCAGAAGCTGTACAACCAGAAGAAGCTGGGCATGGGCGGCTATGTTTCCAACTTACATGAGTATATCAACAACCTTGCGGGCAAGAAGGCACGCGCGGATCGCGGCTGGGAGGAAATGATCGGCCGACAGATTTACACGGTGGCAAAGAACGTTGAGGGACGTGTGGCGGCGAACATGATCGCAATGAATCCCGGCTCGTGGATCACGAACTTTATCCCGATCACGCAGGCGAGCGGCGAGGTGAGCACGGCAAACCTCATCAAAGCCATGCGCGACACGGTGAAAAGCGCCGTGAAGGACGACGGATTCACGGACGGCTCGGTTTTCCTGACCAACCGCGAGGGCACGCAGTTCCTCGACCGGACACTGACGCGCAAAATCTCCGATATTGCCGGCATGCCGATGGAGGCAATCGACCACTTTACCAGCAATGTGGTAACGCGTGCGAAGTATCTGCAGAATATTCAGGACGGCATGGACGTGCAGGAGGCGTTCGACAATGCAGACACGTTCGCGGCAAACTTGATGGCAGACCGCTCCAAGGGCGCGCAGCCGACCGCGTTCAACAGCGTGAATCCTGTCCGTAAGGTGTTTACCATGTTCCAGCTTGAGGTGAACAACCAGCTTTCCTATCTCTTCAAGGATCTGCCGCGGGCAAAGCAGAGCGTACCAAAACTGGCGTGGGCGTACACGAAGGTGTTTACCGGCGCGTACCTGTTCAACGCGGTTTACCATCAGCTGACCGGCCGTGATTCGGCGTTTGACCCCATCAGCATAGTTGGTGATGCGTTCGACATTGACCCGTTGGAGCTGATCGCGGAGGCATTCGGTCTGGGTGACGATGACGACAAGGACAAGAAGAAAAAGTCCGGTGTGGACATTGCGCTCGACCTCGGCGAGAACGTGGCAGAGCAGATTCCGTTTGTGGGCGGCTTAATCGGCGGCGGCCGTGTGCCATTATTCTCGGCGGTTCCGGAGTTTGATAAGCTGACCAAGGAATACGAGAACGGCTACGACGGTAAGCGCATTGCGCTTGACGCGGCAAAGAGCGCTGCCAACTCGGCGGCGTACCTGCTGCTGCCGTTCGGCGGCGGTGCTGTAAAGAAGGCGCTTGAGGGCGCGGCAACCGTATATGCGGGCGGCAGCTACAGTCTGGACAAGAACGGCGAGAAGATCCTGCAGTTCCCGCAGTACGGCCAGAGCCCGCGCGACTGGGCGCAGGCGATGCTGTTCGGCAAGTCCTCGCTGCAGGGCGCGCAGGAGTGGGCTGACGATGATTACAACAGCCTGAACGCAGACGAGACGAAGGTATTCGAGGAGCTGCGGCAGCGCATGAGCTGGAACAAGGACGAGAATGGCAACACTATCGACAATTCCGAGGCGGTATTTGCCGCCATTAAGGCGATGAAGGCAACCACTGCAGACGCCAAGAAGAAATACGGCAGAGAGAATTACAAGGAGATTGCGGCGGCGTCCATCCGCAAAATGCTGCTGGAAAACAACGACCTTACGCCGATGCAGAAGAAAACGCTCGACCGCGAACTGATCACAGCCGGTGATTCCGCAGACTACACCTCTCAGGATGCGTTTGATATTAGCCAGTATGTGCGCGAGTCCAGACAGGACGACGCGGCCGAGGCAATCAAGCACGGCATTTCTGTCGATGATTTTGTCAAGTGGGACAGCGTGATCGAGCAGACACTGGCGGACAACTATGTTGACGCCAAGGACTACGAGGACGGAGAGAACAACCAGCTTTACGCGAAAAACGCTGTGCTGCAGAACATCCTCGACGAGTATGCCAAGGACGGCGAACACACGAATGCGGAAAAGAACGCGTTTGCGGACTATGTGCTCGTTTCCGCCATGGGCGAGAGCGACAAGGAGCGTTGGGATGCGGTAAAGGGTACGGTAAATGCAACTGACTTTGTACAGTTTGCGGGCGACATGGCAACGTACAACAAGGAGTTCAAGGGTTCCGGCATGAGCAAGAGCGACGCGATGCAGGCCATTCTCAATGGCTATGGCAATCTGTCCGACACGCAGAAGGACGCGCTGTTCGGCGCGTACAGCGACAGCGCGTCCGGCAATGCGTTCCATATCTCCGTGTTCGAGGAAGCGATTAAGGACCGCAAGTTCTACGGCTACCTCAAGGACGCCGGCAAAAAGGAGCTGCGCTCCATGCTCAACAGCTACGAGCAACACGTTGCGGACAACGACAAGCTGTCCGGCTGGGAGGCCAAGGCGGCAGTTGCCAAGGAGGCCGGTATTTCGCCGGGTGTGTATGCGCTGTTCCAGATGGCCCTCAAGGCGGCAGACACGGACGGCAAGGGCGTAAGCCAGGCAAAGGCCAAGGCGGCCGTGGAATCCATTGACGGACTGACGCAGGCACAGAAGGCGTACCTCTGGCAAAGCTCGAACCGCAAATGGAAGAAGAACCCGTTCGGTTCAGCAACGGTTTCCGAGTACCACTACTCGGGCGGCGAGTTCGCAAACCCGGTTGAGGGCGGCACGATCCCAGACGGTGGTGCATTTGGTCCACGTAAGGCGTTTACAACAAGCAATGGCGCAACATCGTCTAAGTGGCACAAGTCCATTGACATTGCCGCGCCTGCCGGTACGGCGATCAAGTCGGTTCAGGGCGGCAAGGTAACCGCAAACGGCTGGGTCTCCGGTTACGGCTGGACGATTGAGGTAACACATGGCAATGGCTATGTGAGCATGTACCACCACATGCAGAACCAGAGCAGCGTTGCGGTCGGCACGGAAGTAAAACAGGGGCAGACGATCGGCAATGTCGGCAGCACCGGCAACTCGACCGGTCCGCACCTCGATCTGACGATCACTAAGGACGGCACGCCGGTGGATCCTGCGTCGCTGATTGGCGATTACAAGAACGCAAAGACGGGGTATGTTTACGAAGGCTCGCCGGTGTACACGCAGCTGTCCTCGGCGGCTGGCAAAAAGAGCAGTTCCGGAGGTTCGAGGAAGTCGGGAGGAAGCAGTTCCGGCGGACTTAAGCAGCTTAAGGGACTTAGCGGTTTGAAAGGATTGGGATTCTGATAAGAAAATGAGAAAGCGCCGTCGATTGACGGCGCTTTTTTGTCGTTTCGTAAACCTATAACATTTTATGCTTTGACAGCAGCAGTTGCAGCTGGTTTCCGGCGCTACCACACGCGCGTCCAGCATGATCGGATCAACGACTTCTACGACTGCAGTCGGCTTGTTGCTGTCAGGCCGCAGCTGCACATCGCGGCCGTCCTCGATATACTGCGAGGAAAAGATGCGCGCGCCGCCTTCACCGCCGAACAGTACAACGCGTTTGTCAAATACCGCCAGACCGTCCACAATACGCGGACGACCGATTACGCAGCTGATTTCACATTCAATGCGATAGAAAAAGCGGATATCAACGCTGTAGAAACCTCGATTAAACTGAATCCGCTCAACATCAATGGAAACACAGAGCAGTTCCGCTTCACGCGGCTTCACAGATGCAATGCCACCGGCATTGATCAGCTCCTGCGCATCGCGGGTGAGATACACGCGAATGTCACGCAGGCACTCCTTACTGCGGCAGGAGTCATAAACCTTTTTGGTGTGAACGCAGACCGCTTCGCGGAAGCCGCCTGCACTGTTGCCGTTATTGCCGCCGATCGGACCCGGGCAGCAAACTTTTTCAGCCATGTATATTACCTCCAAACAAAAATTGAAGCAACTTCAGTATCAATCTATTCGGAGATTTTCCGGGGTGTTACATTAAGAAGTCCCTCTGTACCTTCAATACAGGGGGACTTCCGTCAAAGAGGGATGGGGCTGCTTTATACGTCCATCCAGACGCCTCCGGCCGTATGGCTGCGCACACAGGCCTCGACAAAGCGAACGCCGAGCACGCCGTCCTCCACGGTCGGGAAGGTGTCGGTCGTGTTCTCACGACCTGCCTTGCGGTCGGAGAGCACATTACAGAACGAACGGTAAACATTCGAGAACGTCTCGATAAAGCCTTCGTTGTGGCCTGCCGCAACACGGGAAAGCCGCGTGCTGGCATCGAGCAGATAGTCTGCACCAGCGGACAGCCGATGACTCGGCTGGCTGCGCGGCGTATAGATCAGGTGGTCGCAGTCGGTCGCGGTCCATTCAAGCGAGCCTTCGGTGCCGATGACGTAGATGCCGCTGTCACACTCGTGTCCAATCGCAATCTGGGATGCCCAGAGCGTACCGGTTACGCCGCCCTCGAAATCCATCAGCACGTTTACATTGGTATCGAGCGGCAGATCACGCGGATAGGTATCCATCATCGCCAGCACGCGCTTGACGTGCAGACCGGTAAACTGCGTTACCATCTGCTCTGCATGTGTGCCGAGATCGTTTGCACACAGCGAGGAACCGACCTTTTTCGGCTGAAAACGCCATGCCGAGGTGTCCACCTTGCCGTCAACCGCACCGGAAATGACCCAGTCCTCCGGATGCTGCACGCGGACGTGCAGAATATCGCCGATTACACCTGCGCGAATCATCTCACGCGCCTGACGGATGAGCGCATAGCCGGTGTACGAATACGTTATGCCGAACAGAAGACCGCGCTCCTCTGCAAGGCGGGCAAGTTCCTCGGCTTCCTCAGTGCGGAGCGCAAGCGGCTTGTCGCATATAACGTGGATGTCATGCTCAAGAAAGCACTTTGCAATCTCGTAATGCGTATCGTTTGCCGTCATGATGGAGACAAAATCAATACCGTCCTCACGCGCGGACTCCTTGTCTGCCATTTCGTGAAAATCCGCATACACGCGGCTGGTGTCAGGCAGGTGATACGCCTCAGCGGTCGCGCGGTTCTTATCCATGCTGCGGGAGAAGCAGCCGCAGACCAGCTCGGCGGAATCGTCCAGCATAGCGCCCCAGCGGTGGAATTTGCCGATGTATGAACCAAGCCCGCCGCCAATCATACCAAATTTCAGCAT